CGCCTGCACGATATCCGCCTGCTCAATCAGGCGATACCACCGCGTGGCCTCTGACATCTCCTGGCGCTTCTGGGCCACAAATTCTGCAAAATCCGTCTCGGTAATTTCCTGGGTCTTGACGCGTCGCTGTTGGGCCGCAATCTCGGCCTCGGCTTCGGCCCGATAGTCCTGTAATTGCTCCTCGTACTGCGACGTCCAACCCTTCCCGTCATCGTCAGTGCTGCCGGGCACTGGAAGGATCTTGTTCTTGTTGATCGACGCAAAGACGCCCTCAAGCCCCACCATGGCCTGAACATACCCGCCTGCTTCCCCCCGCATCTTTTTCAACAGGGCGAGTTGCTCCCGAAGTTGCGGCGTCGTCGTTAGCTTCAGGATATCGTCAACAGGACCTCGCGTTTCCCGAGCGGGTTCATGTACGCGCTCGCCGGCTCGTGTCCGACGCCACTGCTCCACCGACACTGGGCCAGCCCCAGCTTCCTTCGTGCGCTCGGCGAGTTCGCGCTCAATATCGCCAATGAGGATATTGGCATCCTGTGTGATCTTGGCGTAGAACGAGGCGCGCTCGTTGACGACCCCGGCGATTGCCGAGAGACGCTCTTCGATCTGGGCTACCTGCTTCTGACGTTCGACGTTTCTCGCGAGCCCCGCCTGCTGCTCGGCCTGGAGCTTCGTCATCTCCGCCGCGTTCGTCTTTCGGTCTTTCGCGAGGTCGCCGTACTTCTTGACCAGGGCGTTGACGTACTTCTCTTCGTCGGTGATCTGCCGAAGAATGACGTTCTGGTAGTCCTTATAGGTCCGGTAATCCTCCTCCGCCGTCTTAAAGCTCACGCCGCGAGAGGCCGCCAAGGTCTCCATCGAGGCGAGAGACTTTTCGAAATCACTCCGCTGCGCCTGGACCGCCGTCTGGATCTTCGGACTGAACCGATCCGTTTCCCGGTCGGCCAAGGCTCCCCACGGATCCCCTCGCTTGAATTTCCTATTAGCCTCATCAGCCCGAATCATCGCGTCTTTATAGGCCATGACCTTGTCAATGACCTTACTAATGACAACGATGAGCGCCATCCACCCAATCCCGTATGCGACCATCGTGCCCCACCGCCAGACCGCGCCTAAACTTATGGCGAGTTTGCCTGCCGTGGTATTGGCGCGAGCAAGATAGGCCCCCGTCGCCGCCGCAGCGGCCGTCTCGCCACCGCCTTTGGCGAGAACTTCCTTCCCAACCGCCTCTGAACCAATTGCACGGCCTGAACGCGTCCATGGAAGGAAGACCTGCGACGTCATCGTCTTGCCGGCCATGGCCGTCTTGGTCATCCACTGATGCACGGCCTTGAGTGCCCCCGCTAGCATCAGCCAAGCCCCGACCTGTGCCACAATACGTAGGGTGCCCTGATGCTCGGCCACAAATTTCCCAACCGACGTCGTCAGTGCCACCGCCGCCTTCGCCAGCTCCACAAACAGCGACACCAACGTCCGCAAGGCTGAGATATACCGGTTGATATTGCGAGGGCCGTCCGTCGCGAGCTGTCGCGCAAACGTCCGCAGGGGCTCGAGCATCTCCGTGAAGACCGTCCGCAGGATGTAGAACTCAGCCTTGACCGGCGCACTCACCTTCAGCATGCCGCCCTGTGTGTCGAAGAGCGCTTGCTGTAAGCCCCTCGTCATGTTCTTGAAAAGGGCAATAAAGGGCGCCTCGAGCTCCGCGCCGATGATGCCGACGAACTCCTTGAACGTCTCGAGCATGGCGCCCAAGGTGCCCTGCGCGCGATCCGCCAACCCCAAGAAGGGACGCAGGGCTCCATTGATACGGTCAAACAACTCTGGCGTGCCCTTGAGCGCCGTCAGTTCCTCGCGGCTGATCCCCAACAACGTAACGAGCCGGTTCCTCGCCAGCCACCGTCCCTGCAGCATCGACACCATCGCGGTTCGGGCGTCATTAAACGAAATATCCATGAGGGACGCTGCAACGGCCGCCGCCTTCGTCATCTCCTGGACGTCGCTAATCTCTTTATTGAGCCGGCTGGCATAGGGCAAGATCCCGGCATAAATCATCATCAGATCTTGCGTCTGCCCAACCACAGCCAGCGCCGCGCTCTGCAACTGCATCCACTGTTCAGTCGCCGTCGTACGTAGGGCAATCAGTTTCTGGGCGCCTTCGAGCTCCTCGCCCTGCGCGTTGACGACCTTGTAGTGCTCGGCCATGGTCGCCTGCACGCCCAGTTGCTGCAGTTCGAGTTGTTTGGTGTACTCTAAGCCAGCCCGGACGACCGCCCGAATCCCTCCCTCAATCAGCATCATCGCGTCGCGCACCAACCGGTAGAACACGAGCCACTTGCCCATGCGGAAGGCTGTCTCCGCAACGGCCATGCCCATGCCCTTCTGCACCTGGTAGGCCCGCTCTGACTCGCGCGTGGCGAGTTTCCGTTCGCGCGTGATATTCCGCTCGTCGCGCAAGGTATCCGCAAGGGCCTTGCGATACCGTTGCACCTTGACATCATCAACCACCGGAGGAGGCTCGCCTGGCCCTCCGCCCGATAAAATCTGCGTGGGCGAGGTCAGCATCCCCCCGCGAATCGCCCCAGAGAATTTCACGCGCTTGACCGACTCCCCGTACTGCTCAACAATCCATGCCGCCTTTGCCTCGGCAGTCATAAGCCGCCGCCGTGCTAGCATCGCGGCCTTACGCTCCGCCTCCTCCCGCTCAATCGTCCTGATTTCACCCATCACCGCTTGGGCATATTCCTTGCGGTAGTTGGCGTACAACAGAGAATCGCCGAGATCCCGTCCTGGCTGTTGCCCCAAGATCGCCTGCATGGCTGGACGAGCCGCCAACGTGGCGGGATCCACCTTTGCCAACGCAATCTTACGATTGAGCGCACGCTGGGCGAGGGCCGCCTTTGCTACTTCCTTCTCGTAATCGTTGTTAACCTTCGCTTGGTCACGCAGGTCTTTCGTGGCCGCCGCCTGCCGCGTCTTTGTGGCATCCGCAATCGCCCGCGTATGCGCCTTCTCCACTTCAAGTTGCTGATCCGCAACCTGCTGGAATTTCTGCCGATAAACATCACTGTCGATGAGATTCTGTTCAAGCGGGAGCGTCGGATTGGGCCGTGCCGCCACCACAGCACGCATCGCGGGGCTGCGCATGAACTGGGCGTAGTCCGCCCCCGCCTTCTCGATCTGCGCCCGCAGGTTGGCCTGCGCAACGGTCAGTTTCGAGGCCTCACTGGCATACGCCCTATTCGTCGCCCGCTGCACGCCCTGAGACTCCCGAAACGCCGTCGCCGCCTGGCGAATCTCCGCGTTGACCTGGTCCACCAACCGCATGTCCCAGACCGCCGCCTTCCCGCCGCCTGGGAGCTTGTAGAACTCGAGATTGCGGATCTTCGCCAAGATCGCTTGACGTGTCTCGGCGGGCATCGTCGCCAACGCGCGTTCCCACGCGTCTTGCCGCCGGATGAGCCGCTTCAGCGCAGTCCGGCCCTCTTCGGTGGTTTGTTCCGCAAGCGCGGCGGCATTGATCCGCTTCGTCTCAGCCTTGATGTAATCCTTGTTGAGCTTCGCCTTCGTGATGTCGTCGCCAGGCTTTGTAATGAACGCCTCGGGACCCAAGACCGTCGTCCCTTTGGGCGCCCGAGCCCGCATCTTGTCCACCGCTGCCTGTGCCTGCCCGAGCATCGTCTCGTAGCGCTTGCCCGCCGTCACAATCCGACGATGTTCGGCCTCTTCGGCTTTCAGGACATCTTCCAGATCCTTGTAGCGCCCCTGAATTGCCGCCTTCCGGGCAGGATCGACAAAGGGGACCAGTACTCGCAGCGGAGGTTGCAGGTCACCGACCGCGACACGCGCAGACTTCGCAGCGGGCGGCCCCTTCACGGTTTCGTACTTGAACCCGAAGAGGGAGATCTGGTCCTCGGCACTAAACCCGGGGATAGATTTCCCAGCTAGGCGCCCACGAGACTGTGCGGTCCGGAGCTTGTCTTCCCGTTTCTGGAGATCCCGCGTGAACTTGTCGAGCTCGGCCAAGACCTTGTTGTCGCGGACGAAATCGATGTCGACATGCAACGCACGCTTGAGCGCCGATCGGATATTCGCCCAGCCACGCCCAGACGGATCGACGGCGGCGTTCATCGCCCGCGTATACGCCACCCCCGTCTCGGTGCCCACGACCGCCGCCTGCTGAACCCCCTCCTCCAGCTCCTCCGTCATGCCGTCGATCATTTGGGCCGCGCCCCGACGAACGGTCTTCACGGCCCCGCCCATCCCGCGTGTCGCCGCCACCGAGATCGTATCGAACGCCGCCGTGATTTGTCCTAACGCGTCCGTGAGGGCCTTGAACTGCGTCCCCTCGATGCGCACGCGCAGAGACATCCCCTGCACCGACTGCTGGAATTCGGTGTAGGCTCTTAGCCCGGCATGCAGGGCCTTCACAAACGGGTCGATATCCAACGCGACGCGATAGACGTCGCTCGACCCAATACCGCTACCAGGGGTTTCGTCAGCCATAGGATCCTGCTACTTCGCGAGCGAGACGCCCCACGCGTCCGCCAGATGGTCTTGGGCTGGACGACGTGGCGTGGGCGCGATTTTTCCGGGCGGCGGAGGCGGATCCGGCACGGATTCCGGCGTGCGTGCTCGGACCGCACCCGTCAGCCTCAGCAACTCCACATTCAACACATCGACAATCACCTGACGGCTGGGTGGGGTTCGCCGCCGCGCCAAGTTCATCAACCGCAGGCGGAAGTTCTTGCGAAATTCCCAGAGCGATTTCCGCACCGGCGCCCGTGGCGCAATGCCCTGGTGGTACACCACCTTGGCAAAGTTCCACCCGTGCTCCAGTGACGACCGAGACTCGATAGATTTACGGAAGAAAAAGAACAGCCAGTACTTGGCGCGCCCCAGCGCCTGCCCGCCCTGTACCTTGGCTCGTAACGCCCGCAACCGAGCATTCGGCTTGATAGGATACGGGGCCGATTTCCCGCCCGGCCCAGGATGCCTCAATACCGACGGTGGCCGGCGCAAGAGGCCCTCACCAAGGACACGTTTCTGGTCAATCAGCGTGGCCGTGCCGTATTCCAGAAACCACCAGTAGTCATGGCCCTTGGTGATCGTCAACGCTCCGGAGATCGTCGACCCGCCGCGTAATTCATCGAGGCGCTGACGGAGGTCATCCCGGATCAGGGACTTGACAATGACGACGCCGCTCTTCTTCGCCATCAAGCCCCCGACGCATAATAGGCTGCCATCTCTTCGCTGGTGAGCTCGTCGAAGCGCTTCCCGCCCCAGACGATCTCAGAACTCGGGGACCGCACAGCTGCCGGGTGACCTTTCTCCGCCTCATCCTTCAGCTTCATCGCCTCGTCCACCCGCCGCTTGTTGCACCACGCCGCGTGGTTCAACATCACCAACTGCGGCGGCGTCAGGCGCAGGATGTCACGATAGGTCCAGTGATACGCCTGTGCCAGACTATCTACGACGAGGAGCGGGTTCTCGCGCTCGCCAGGGGCGGGCTCGATGACGCGCCGAGTGCGCTGGTCGTGTCCTCCACCAGGTCCGAAAGGCGACCCGCGATCCGTGGAAAAAAACTGACAAACTCTTCGACCATCTTGTTGTGCTTGATCTGAATCAGCACCACCTCCAACAAGACCTGGGGCCGCTTGGCCAAGCGCTTGACTTCCTTCTCCGTCACCTTCTCGTCGCTCGCCCGGCAACACAGCAACACGAGCTTGGGCAAGTCCTTCCCCGCGACCTCGATGACCCGGTTCATGTCCAGCCCCGCCAGGTTGAAGTTCAGCCCCATCTTGCCGTCGCCCCCGTCCGACAGATCCATCGCATCGCGCATCAACTCGGCAATGGACTTGGACAGACGCATGAACTCGACATACGAGTCGTAGTCCAAGTCCTTGACCGGGAACACGCGATCGCCCAAGACAAACTCATGCCCGGGATAGTCGTTGCGCACCGCATGGATAATCGTGTCCGGTTCCAGCGTGGGCAAGTTCGGGGTCGTCGGGGTCGTCGTCGCATCACTCATGGTGGGTTCTCAAGCGTCCCCTGCACCGTGTGCAGCCAAGGGACAGGAAAGGAGTCCGGGCCAGTTCCCCAACCCGGACTCAGTGAACGCCCCCCGACCTTAGTCGAGGATGTAGAGCACGAACAGCGCCTCGATCGTCTGCACGGGCGAGGTCGTCGGCAGGAACGGGGTCAACTCCGCCGTCACGTTCATGACACGGTAGTCGTCCGTCTCGCCCACCTGGAAGGTCAGATAGGCCTTCTTCGAGAACAGGTGATGCTCTTTGTTGTCGATCTTGTTCGTCGACACGATGAGCACGGCCTTCTCGATGATGTCTTCCTGGCCGATGAAGATCTTGGACCCGATGCCCCCAACGGCGGTTTCGGTCAGGCCCGAGATGGCCTGGATGACCGTCATGTCGTACTGCTCCAGCGTGAACGCCAACTGCGCGTTCTTGCCGGTCAGGTAGGTCGCACGCCGCACCTTGTCGATGCCGGTCTCGACGTACTTCACTTCCTTGTTGTAGGTCAGCGTCGCCTTCGAGTTGGCGACGACCCCGAGGTCAACCCACGCCGGTGAACCGACAGGTTCCGAATCGCCCTCGAGCTTCGCGGCCGGGTCCGCGTAGTCCGTCCCGGACGTCGTCACGTAGACGCGGTCGGCCAGAACGGCACGAATGGAATCACCGGCAATTGGGGTCTGTTGCGTGTACTTGTTCGCGGTTGCCATAACTTGTTTTTCCTCAACGAGATACAGCCGTTAGCTGTACGACGTCCTTGCATGTCGAATCGGGAGGGTACAGGTCATCTGCACCATGCTGGGCGATGACCCCACCACCTCGAAATCCACATCCCCCATGCTCCAGTACACGTTCACACCGGTGGCCACGGGGTTCGCGGAATCGGGTTCGTACTGGAACTCGGGCGTGTACAGGCGCGACCTCAGCAGGTTCTGCACCGACGCCACCCACCCCAGCACTTGACGTTCGTCCTGCCCGACGATGTCCAGACTCAGGAGCGCTTCCTCAAGATGGCCCATGGTGGCGCTGGGAGCCAGCACCCGCACATTGAGCCGATTGAGTACCAGCCGTTCCGCATCCGGCGCACCGGGCAATGACTGGAGATAGGCCACCGGCAACACGCCGGTGAGCTCGGTGCTCAGGTACATCACGAAGGAGTCCAGCAAGGCTTTCATGTCCGCACCGGCGCTTCCTCGAGGTACTGAGTCCTCGCGATGACCCGCACGGCCACCGCGATCCCCTGATAGACGCTTGGGTCAATCCGAACAATCTGCAGCACGTCGTCGCCGTAGAGCAACTGGCCATGCTTCAGCGTGTCCCGGTCAACCGACCCGCCAAAAATAAAGCGGTAGTCGCCCGGCTGCAGCAGACCCCCCGAGGTCTGAATCTCTGCCGCCGTGACTTGCCGCACCGCAGGAGGTGGCACCACAGGCCTGTCCACCACGTCGGCGGTATAGCCAATGCGCAAGACGTCGTCGCCCATGATAGGGGCCACCGTGCGAATCGCCACGGGTCGCTCCGTGGCTTGCACTTGGGCAAGCGCCTTCTCAATCCGAGCTTGGATGGCGACTCCGCTTGGCATCGGTTACGCTCGTGCCACCTTGGAAGACCCCTTGCGCACATACGGGCGCAAGAGTTGGAACGACAGCGGGGCGACCATGCTGGCCGTGACCCCGCCGCCGCTATAGACGGTCCCCACCTTGACATCGCCGGCTTGCACCGACTCCTCCCAGATCCCTTGCATCTGGGCCGTCATCGAGGCTTCGTCCGCCGTCAGCAGGTACATGGCCTGTTCGCACTGGGCGTCCTTGACCACCTGTGGCACGGCATACGCGTTGTCGGCGTAGTCTTCGGTCGTGGGAAACTGGAGAGCCTGGTCCCACACCGCCGGCCCCACGCTCCCGCCATGGAACGGCAGGGTCTCGATGATCGAACAGGCCAGCCGCAGCGAAGACACCTTTTGGTGCGCCTCGAGCCCGCTCCAGGCCGAGGTTTTGGCCTGGCTGAAATGGGCCGCGAAGTAGGCGTCGGCCTCCGCCACGGTGACGTAGGTGTTCGCGCTGCCCCCGCTCGACGTGGCATCCAGTTCGATCGCCATGACTGACTCCTATCCGCCCTGTTCCGATCGCCGCACAATCTGGGCGACCGACTCAGGCACGTGGACGGTGTACCCGCGCTTGATGAGGATGTTGTACCCGTTGATCCCGACCACGAGCGTCGGCGGGCGTTCCATCTTCGACGCCTCTTCGCGCGTCATCCCGTCCGGCAGCGAGACATGCACCGGCACGCGGGGTTCCGCATTCAGTTTGGCGATCGTGGCGTTGCGGTTGGCCTCCAGCGTCGAGAAACGCTTCGAGACCGGGTCTTGTACCGCAATCGCCTGCTCATCGAGAACGGTCGGCTGAGATTTCCGTGGCATGAGAGTCAGTCCTTTACAAAATGGGCGGACAGGCTTCCCAGCCCGCCCCGGTCACTACGCCGTGACACCATGAACCACGCGAAGGATCGCCAACTGCTGGAGGATCTTCGTGGTGAAGAAGCACTTCCAGCCTGACGTCGCCCGCTGGTTCAACGGGTCGTTGCCGGCGCCAAAGCCCTTGATGATGTTCTGCACGCCCGCGAGCTGGATGATGCCGTAGGCATCGCGCCCGAAGATGAGCGTGTGGTGGATGTCGTTCGCCGGCGAATCCGAACCCGCGCCGGTCTCGATGATCGGGTTGTGCGTCATGACAAACCGCACCTCGTCGAGCTTGCCCACTTCGTAGGGCAGCAGCGCCCCCGTCGAGGCATACTCTTCGACCGGCGTCCAGCCCTTGTCCGTCAGCCCCTTCAGGTCGTACAGGGTCGCCGCCGAGACGATGCCGACAAACGCCGGGGCCACCGGCACGGTGCCGACACCCGTCGACGCGTTGACGATCTGGGTGAGCTTCTTGATCTTGTTGGTGTGCATCGTGCGCACCGCCTTCTTGATCTCGATCTCGTCCAGAATGTCCGTCGCCGCCACTTCGACGGCCTGCGTGTTCGCCGTGCCGGCATACTGCACGTTGGTCGCGAGCGCGAGGATGTCCCGCACCAGCGTGTCGATGGTCTCCGCCGCCTGCTCGCCCAGGAGCTCAGCCGCGTTGGTCAGCACCGGGTCCGGCGCCGTCATGTCGAGCTTGTCGGTGATCTCCACGAAGTCGCCGTACTGCTTCGGGGTCGCCGAGAAGTTGATCATCGAGAGCAGGCTGCCCGCCGGGGTCACGCCTTCCGTGAGCTCCGTCGTGGCCACGGCCAGCGACTCGTACCCGTGGAAGTTGACGGACTGGCCCTCGTTCTGGGGCATCGGCTTGGGCTGGCCGAACATCGTCCAGATGAGGTTGGGGAGCAGCCGCTCGAGCAGCACGCGGTCGTAATAGACACGCTGCCACTCCGTGTTGGTTGAAATCTGATTTGCGGTGTAAGACATAGTTCGGTTCCTTCTGTCGTCCCACCGATGCACACGCACCGTGTGGATGTGGCGTCAGGGCGCTAGACGATCCGCTGCCCCAACTTGACCTTGTTCTTGAGTGCCTCGAAGTCCTCCTTCGACATGTCGGCCGGACTCGGCGGCTTGGTTTCGCGGGCCAATTCCCGCGCTTCGCCCCCGCCCGATCCCGACCCGAGGTTCGACTTCACGAGGTACGGCTTCTTGGCGACAATCTCATTGACGAACGCCGTCAGCGTCATCGGGTCGCCATCGGCCCCAATGCGCGGGTTGCCCGTGCGCGGGTTCACGATAAAGACCGTGCCATGCTCCGACAGTTCCAGTTTGCCCTCTTTTTGCCCGAGCTCGAGGGCTTCGTCGACGTCAAAAAACTCGACGCCCTTGGGGATGGCTCGCTGGAATGCCGACCGGATGGTCATGCCTCGCTCGATCTCCGTCGCGCGCTGGACACGGGTTTCGGCCGCTTCTTTGTCAGACTTCAGCGTCTTGATGGTGCCCTGCATCTCCTCGATCGTCGCTTGGAGACGGGACACCTCCGCATGCTGTTCGTCCTTCCCTGCCTGGGTCACGGGCTTGCCGGCTTTGACCGCCTGCAATTCCGTCTTCAGGGTCTCGAGCTCCCCCTTCGTCGACCGCAATTCGCTGTCGAGCGTCATGGTTTTGCTCTCGTACAGGGCTTCGGCCTTCTTGAACCCCTTGCCGAACATCTCGTCGCCGTGATGCTCGACCCATCGCTGCTGCTTCTCGTCAAACAACGTGACCCTCATGCCCCCCACGGTCGCCTTGTCTGAGGCCTGAGTGACTTCCCCCTCGCCGTCAGGGTCTGGTAGAACGCCCGGCGTCTTCTCTGCGGCTACTGACATACTCATTCTCCCTCCCTGTTCGGGAGTCCATGGCCCCGCTCGTTAGGAGCGGTTCTTCCGATCCGGCTCGCGCACCGTCGACTGACTCGTCCGGCGTTGGGCGTCCCGCGCCCCTTCCTTGGTCGCCGAACGATCGCCCGTGGCGAGCGAACGGCCCTTGTCCGTTCCGTACGCTTCTTGCGTCTTGCCTTGCATGAGATTCGCCGACGTCGGCATCATCTCGCTGGCCGGCGGCTCGGGTGGCATATACCGATCGACCAGTTCCTCATCCGACAGAGCCTTGATCTGGTTCTCGATCTCCGTCATCGCGTCGGGATCGAGCCGGCCGTCGAACTCACGAATGACCCGCAGCCACTGTTCGCGGATAAACCGAGGCGGCAGGATCTTGAGGTTGTTCAGGATCCCGCTCAACTGCAGGACCATGTCCATCAGGGTCGAGATGCTGTAGTCACGCCGGTAGGAGATCTTGCCCTTCCACTCGCGGTTGGACATCTCCGCCCAGAGCGTGAGCGACTTGGTCTCCGCCAGCTGGAGCTCATCGGCCAGCCGCGCGATGTTCGGGACCGCACGGCCCAGGGCTTGGTTTTGCGCTTCTCCGCTCGTGCCTCCGAAGATCTCGTTCGCGACATCCTGCACCGCCTGCCGGTACATCTCGCGGATGACCGCTTCCCGCTCCGACTGCACAAACTGCGCAGGGTCCACCGGCGGCGAGAGATATGCGGGCGGGTTCTGCACGCCCTTGGGAATCTCGAGGACGTTCGCCGTGCCAATCTCGCCCGCCGTCGTGGATCGGGTCGGAATCGCCGTATCCTGCTCCATCACCAGCACGTTGAAACATTGCCGCGCGAGGAACTCCCCTAGCAAAGACGTGAGGTTGAACACCTCGCGATTCTGGTAGGCGATGTCTTCCAAGAAGCTCACTCCCTCGTCGTACATGAACTTCGACCGGCGATTGAACACCGGCACAAACGGAACCTTGTGCCACGTGTGGTTCAGACGCTCACGTTTGACGATCCGCTTCTTCTTAGGGTCGGTCACGTCGATCGTCGTCGTGAGGACGTCAAGCTGCGTCCATTCTATCACGCGGTCCAAGAGCACCCAGTCGTTACCCTTGCGTTCACGCCGACTTACGAGCCGCTTAAGGTACGTGTACGACCCGAACTGGTCCACATCGAAATCGAGCACCTCGGGCCGTCGCACGATGTACCAGTAGGGCTTGTCCAGGTTCTGTTCCCGTGCCTGCTGGAGCGACATGGTCGTGGCTGGTGTCCCCGCCGGGATCGCCGGCTTGTCGCACGCAATCCAGATGAGGCCATACAGCCGCGCCTCTTCCGACACCCGCCGCATGAACTGCGGCAGAGTCGTCCCCATCCGGTCCACGTCCAACACGAAGGCATTGAACTCGTTCTTGATGGACTCATCCGCCGATCGCTCGGCCGGATCGCGGAAAATGAAGTCCGGCACGAAGTCGTTCAAACTGGTGCAGTAGTTCCAGTAGTGCGCCCGCGCGAGCCTGTCTTTATACGAATCCTCGTGCTCCCGCTCGTGCTTGAACAGGGTCTTCTCCGAGATATACGCCGGCCCACCCTCATACGCCTGCGCAAGAAAGCGCCAGTGCTCGCTCCGCTCCGCGTAGGTCGGGCTGACCGTGTACAGCCGCTCCAGTTCCTTCTCGTGCGCCCGGCCCCGAGGGATGCCCTCTTCTTTGATCGTCCCGGCCATCACATCCTCGATGGACGCCTCGGCCACGGACTGTTCCACCGTCGTCATCTCGAATGGGTAATCAGGATCGAACGCCATCACACACCTCGGATTTGTTTGAACCGGTACACGAAGGGTTCCGCCCCCAGGACCCACCAGCACAGCGCCAGGGACATGACGATGTCGTCCTGATACCCCTCGGGCGCCGAGTAGAGGAACTTGCCCTGCGGACTAATCACATAGCCAAACATCTCCAGCTCCCGCTGCATCTGCTGGGTGATGGCGTTGGTGTTGAACTGCGGGATGCGCAGTTCAGCACGCTCAAAGGCCAACTGCACCTTCTGAATCAACGGCACCTTCGCCGCGTTGTTCGAGATCTGATAGCCTTCGCAATTCGCATAGACGGCTCGCACCATGTCATACGGCACGTCGCCCACGCCGGTCGAGTCCATAATGATGTGCGCGTTGTTCCAGGCCTTCGCCACCCGGACCGCCCGGTCAATCTGGGAGTTCCAGTCCATCGCCGTGAACCGCTCAAAATGCACAATGTGCTTGCTGGTCCGGTCCCCAATCGTGAACACGGTGTAGTTCTCGTGTTTGGCCCAGTCGATGCCCATCACATACGAGCCATTCTTCACTGGGGCATTGAGCCAGGTGTTGGCCTGGACCTGCCGGAAGTTGCTGAATACGCCGGCCGACTCGTCAAGGAACTCAGCTAAAATCTCCTGCCGATAGACCTTCTCGGGCAGGTTCCTGGCAAACTCCTCGAGCGATTCCCGTGGTACATACGGGTTGTCGTGCGTCGGACAACGATAGCTCATATACTCGGGGTGCTGCAGGCGCATCTCCGGCGTTGACCCCTTGATCCACTCGTCGTAGACATAATTCCGGCCCTTCGGGGTCGTGATGAGGCGGAGCATCCCCCTGGTCCGACTCAACGTCGTCCAGAGGGATACCCACGCATCATATTTCCAGAACCCTCCCTCATCAGCCACGGCGTGATGCACCCCTTCGCCGCGGAGGGTTTCTGGACGGTCGGCTGACCGGAACTCAATCCGACTATGCGGGGTGCCGTTCGTCCGGAGGAGCTCAATCACCATCTCGGTCCGACTCAGCCGACGACGCTGGGTCGGAATCAACTGCAACATCAGATTCTGTGCGATCCGGGCCTGCCGATAGCTCGGCGCACACCACCAGTTCACGCTCTGGTAAGTGTTCCACGCCTTCTTGATGAGCCAGTTCGACATGCCGTACGTCTTGCCCCATTTCGAGCCCATCGCCGCCACGACAATCCGATGCGGGTCGTTGACGACGAGCGCCTGCGCTGGATGGAGCTTCGGCAGCACCAGACGGACAATCTGGCCAGACGATGGCAGCACAAGCGACGGCGGCGGCGCCGGCAAGACTAGATCCAGCATCAGGCCCCCGCTGACGGTGACGGCGACGGCGACATCGACGGGCTCGACGAGCCGATGTCCGGCGCCGGGGTCCACCTCAGAATGAAGTCGCCCGAGATGTGGACATATTCCTTGCCGCCCTCGAACCGACGCACCTCGAAGACCAGGGTGGTCCACAGGGTGTACGGGATGGCAGCAAAATCGTCGTACTCCACCTCGAACCTGGTCGTGCCGTCTTGGTTATCCTGGTGCGAACCGGGGGCGTTGACCTTCGTGAAGACGAGCGCCCCGCCCAGCCGGTCGCGCACGGTGAACTTCACCGTCGCCGCCGTCAGATCAACAGCGGTAAACACCCTGGTCCCGATCTCACGCTCGAGCAGGGTGAACTGCAAAGGCTGGGTGCTGTCGCGCACCATCTGGATGGTGTACTGCGAGCCCAGCGCTGACACGACGGTTGGATTACTCATAGCTCCTCCAGCGTCCCTTGAAGGCCGATCAGGTCGACCAGGCCTCCCATTTCTTCGACCTCTACAATACCCCCAACGGGGAACGCGTCTCGCCGGGTGACCGTGCCAGAGACCAGTTCAACTTCGACAACGCCCGCCACCCCCACCATCTCCACCGTGCCGGCCCACGCCACATACAGGGCTGGGCTGGGACTGGGCGAGGGACTGACACTGACCGACGGCGACACACTCGGACTCACGCTCGGCATCGCCGACGGACTCGCGCTCGGCGACACGCTGGGCGAGACACTCGCCGACACCGACGGGCTCGGGCTGGGCGACGCCGACGGCGAGACGCTCACGCTCGGACTGAGACTCGCACTGAACGAGGGGCTCAGGCTGGGCGAGACCGACACACTCTCTGAGGGCGACGCACTGGGGCTGAGGCTGGGCGAGACCGACGCACTTCGGCTTGGCGATTCGCTCGGCGACACCGACGGGCTCAGGCTGCCAGACCGCGACGGGCTCACGCTCGGAGAGGCGCTCGGCGATGCTGACGGGCTGGCACTCGGAGACACGCTCTCCGAAGGCGAGAGGCTCGGCGACACCGAGGGACTGAGGCTGGCTGACCTCGAGGGGCTGGCTGACGGACTGAGGGACCCCGAGACCGAGGGACTCGCACTCGGGGACAGCGAGGGACTCACCGACGGCGAGACCGACGGCGAGACCGACGCAGACACGGCCGCAGACGGAGACGCACTGGGGCTGACCGACGCACTCACCGACGGCGAGGCGCTCGCGCTGATACTGGGGGAGACGCTGACCGACGGGGACGCGCTCGGCGACTTCGACGGACTGGCCGACGGGGACGCACTCGGCGACACCGACGGACTGACCGAGGCCGACACGCTTGCTGACACCGACGGGCTGACCGACGGAGACGCACTCGGCGACACTGACGGACTGACCGACGGCGAGACACTCGGCGAGACCGACGGGGAAACCGACGCGCTCGCACTCGGCGAGACGCTGACCGACGGGGACGCCGACGGCGAGACCGAGGGGCTGACCGAGGGCGACACGCTCGCCGAGGCCGACGGGCTGACGGACGGCGACACGCTCGCGCTAACGCTCGGCGACGCCGACGGCGAGACCGAGGGCGAGACCGAGGGCGACACGCTTGCCGACGCCGACGGGCTGACGCTGACCGACGGGGACGCCGACGGCGAGACGCTCGGGCTGACGCTCGGCGACGCTGACGGCGACACCGACGGGCTGACGCTGACCGACGGGGACGCCGACGGCGAGACTGACGGACTGATTGACGGACTAACCGACGCAGAAAGCGATGCCGAGATCCAAAGCGACGGGGAGGCACTCGGTGACGCCGACGGACTGACTGACGGCGAGACCGAGGCCGAGACTGACGGCGACGCCGACGGGCTAACGCTGACGGACGGGGAGACCGACGGACTCGCCGAGGGCGACACGCTCGGGCTGACGCTCGGCGACACGCTCGCCGACACCGACGGGCTAACGCTAACCGACGGGGATGCCGACGGCGAGACACTCGCGGAGACCGACGGGCTGACGGAGGCCGAGACTGACGGCGACGCCGACGGGCTGACGCTGACCGACGGGGACGCCGACGGCGAGACGCTTGCGGAGACCGACGGGCTGACGCTCGGCGACACACTCGCCGACACCGACGGGCTGACGCTGACTGACGGCGACGCCGACGGCGAGAGGCTTGCGGAGACCGACGGGCTGACGCTCGGCGACACACTCGCCGACACCGACGGGCTGACGCTGACTGACGGCGACGCCGACGGCGACACGCTCGGGGAAACCGACGGACTGACGGAGGCCGAGACTGACGGCGACACCGAGGGACTTGCCGAGGGCGACACCGACGGGCTGACGCTCGGCGACATGCTCGCCGACGCCGACGGGCTGACGCTGACTGACGGCGACGCCGACGGCGAGATGGATGCGCTGGCCGACGGGCTGACGCTGATCGACGGGGACGCCGACGGGGACGCCGACGGAGAAACCGACGGCGAGACGCTCGCACTGGCGCTCGGCGACGCTGACGGCGATACACTCGCCGACACCGACGGGCTGACGCTGACTGACGGCGACGCCGACGGCGAGACACTTGCGGAGACCGACGGGCTAACGGACGGCGACACACTCGCCGAGACCGACGGGCTGACGCTGACCGACGGGGACGCCGACGGCGAGAGGCTTGCGGAGACCGACGGGCTGACGGAGGCCGAGACTGACGGTGACACCGACGGGCTGACGCTGACTGACGGCGACTTCGACGGCGAGACGCTCGGGCTGACGCTCGGGGACGCCGACGGCGACACGCTCGGGGAGCCCGACGGGCTGACGCTGACCGACGGGGAGACCGACGGCGAGACCGACGGACTAAGCGACGGCGATGCTGATGGCGAAAGGCTTGGGCTGACACTCGGTGATGCTGAAGCGCTCGCGCTCGGCGAGACCGATCCAGACGGGCTTATGCTCGGCGACGCCGACGGCGAGACAGACGGCGACACGCTCGGCGACACCGATGCGCTGAGCCCAGCCAACTCGAGGATGAGTTGGTTAAGAGACAGGATATGGCTCGTGCTTCCGCCGGCCGCATGCACAATCCGAATGCGAACTTCGCCACCCGAGAGGTAGTTCGGATCATCGAGTAGTGAAAAATCGTAGAGTTGGTCGCTCGCCGCATCGGGCAGATCCGACGCGTTCGCCGTGATAGCTACCCACGACGTGCTCGTGAAGTTGTATTGGTAGATCTTGACGTTGTGCCCGAGATTGCCATCGTAGTACCCCACGATGGACAACGTCAGTGACGTGTCGGGAACGTCTTGGTCCTTGCCGAAGTTGAACTCGTACGAGAACGGCGTCCCGCCCGTAACTTCCGTCAAGACCAGGGAGCGCGCGTCGTTCCCGTACGTGTCTTCTATTGTTCCAGACTGGACACCGCCAGCCACGACCGTGAGCGTATCGCTGAGATACCACGGCACGGCCCCAGGCGAGGGCGACGCGCTCGGGCTCACGGAAACAGACGGCGAGACGCTGATCGACGGCGAGACACTCGCGGAGACCGACGGACTAGCGCTAATCGACGGAGACGCCGACGGCGAGAGGCTCGCTGACGCCGAGGGGCTGACACTGATCGACGGCGACGCCGAGGGCGAGACCGAGGGCGAGACCGAGGGCGAGACGGATGCACTGGCTGACGGGCTGACACTGATCGACGGGGACGCCGACGGGGACGCCGACGGAGAAACCGACGGCGAGACGCTCGCGCTGACGCTCGGAGATGCCGATGGCGAGACCGACGGAGAGACCGAGGGCGAGACAGACGCACTGGCCGACGGGCTCACACTGATCGACGGCGACGCCGATGGCGACCGGGACGGCGAGACCGACGGTGAGACACTCGCGCTGAAGCTCGGGGACGCCGACGGCGACACCGACGGACTGACCGAGGGCGACACGCTCGGGGACGCCGACGGGCTGACGCTGACCGACGGAGACGCCGATGCCGACACCGACGGTGAGACCGACGGCGAGATACTCGCGCTGGCGCTCGGGGACGCCGAGGGCGACATCGACGGACTGACCGAGGGCGACACACTCGCCGACGCCGACGGACTGACGCTAATCGACGGCGATGCCGACGGCGACCGGGACGGCGAGACCGACGGAGAGACACTCGCCGAAGCCGACGGGCTGACACTGACAGATGGGGACGCCGACGGCGACACCGACGGGCTGACCGACGGCGACACACTCGCCGAGGCCGACGGACTGACGCTGATCGACGGCGACTCCGATGGCGACCTGGACGGTGAGAGCGACGGCGAGACACTCGCGCTGACGCTCGGGGACGCCGACGGCGACACCGACGGACTAACCGACGGCGACACGCTCGCACTGGCCGACGGGCTGATGCTGATCGACGGAGACGCCGACGGCGACCGGGACGGGCTGACCGAGGGCGACACACTCGCCGACGCCGACGGACTGACGCTAATCGACGGCGACGCCGACGGCGACTTCGACGGTGAGAGCGACGGCGAGACACTCGCGCTGACGCTCGGGGACGCCGATGGCGACACCGACGGACTGACCGAGGGCGACACGCTCTGGGACGCCGACGGGCTGACGCTGATCGACGGGGACGCACTCGGCGACACCGACGGACTGACCGACGGCGACACCGACACACTGGCCGACGGGCTGACGCTGACCGACGGGGATGCCGACGGCGACCGGGACGGCGAGACCGATGGCGACACGCTCGCGCTGACGCTCGGAGATGCCGATGGCGAGACCGACGGAGAGACCGAGGGCGAGACGGACGCACTGGCCGACGGGCTGACGCTGATCGACGGAGACGCCGATGGCGACACCGACGGGCTGACCGACGGCGACACACTCGCCGAGGCCGACGGGCTGACACTGATCGACGGCGACGCCGACGGCGAAACACTCGCCGAGGCCGACGGGCTGACGCTGATCGACGGCGACGCCGACGGCGACTGGGACGGCGAGACCGACGGGGACACGCTCGCGCTGACGCTCGGCGAGGCCGATGGCGACACCGACGGACTGACCGACGGCGAGACGGAGGCGCTGGCCGACGGGCTGACGCTGACCGACGGAGACGCCGACGGCGACTTCGAGGGCGAGACCGAGGGCGAGACGCTCGCGCTGACGCTCGGCGACGCCGACGGAGACACCGACGGGCTGACCGACGGCGAGAGGCTCGCTGACACCGAGGGGCTGACGCTGATCGACGGCGACGCCGACGGCGACTGGGACGGCGAGACCGACGGGGACACGCTCGCCGAGGCAGACGGACTCACGCTCATCGACGGCGACGCCGAGGGCGAGACCGAGGG